ATCATAATCTATATACTTTTCCAATTTAAATTCTTTAGGAAATGTATTTAACATAGCAATGACATTAGCTGTTGTAGGATTTGGAACTTTAAGATAAGTATATTTAATTTTTTCACCTTCTTGAATAGCTTGATATTTTCTTCCCAAACTATTTTTGTGAATCATATCATTATATATGATTGCTCCACGAATATGAAGTGGAGTTCCTTTTTTATAAAGTTGATTAGAATCATAATATTTATTAACTCCTTGAACTGACCTTGGAAAAGAAATTTCTTCTATTGGAAGATTTTTAAAATTCCCTTTAAACTCTTCAATGAAATCCAATAACGTTGATTCATCCTTATTCATAATAATGCTAATTGCATCTCTCAATTTATCACGACACGCAGAAGGAGTTGATGATTTAACTGCCTCAATGCCCATCATTTTAATTTTAGGTTCTTTGTAGCGAACACCCTCATTATCATAAACATTCAACATATATCTTTTTTTAGATGTCCAAATGCCTTTATCTGAAAGTCCTTCGCGCTTCATAAACATTTTCTGTTCATAAGCATTCATATATTCAAATAAATTCTGAAATGACTCATTAATCACTTCCTGAATCTTACCCTCACATACTTTATCAAGAAAATTAATAACCTTTTCTTTGTCAATTTCATCTTTAAATACGCTATTAACCAATTTATCAAGAACCACATAAATTGAATCTGTATCACTAGCAATAACATAATCCTCATTGTCAGTTTTTAATAACTTATTTAAGAAATTATTAACATCTCTCTCAATCCATTGAATAGTTAATTGTCCAGATTTAGTGACCGCCTCCGCCTGTCTAGTATCATAAAAACGAAAATATTGATTACCCAACGCTCCATATGCAGAATTAAGTGAAACCTTTTTCGCCATTTGTAAATTTTTAAATTTATCTACTCTATTAGAAATTGCTTTAGTTTTATTTTTCTCATATTCTATTAAAGCATCTATCATTTGCTTCTTATACTGAACACGATCATCATACATATTCTGCATCATTTTTGGAAGAAACCCATGAATATCTCTTCTAAAAAAGTGTCCATTCGCTGCCATACACAAATTATATTTCTTCAAAATAGAAGAATCTATTTTACGATTTAATAAATTATCAACAGTTATTTCATTCTTTAATTTTTGAATATCTGCTGGTAATTCACCAGTTATTAAAGTTTCTGGCGAAATATTATATTGCATAATAAGATGCGGATACAAACTATTTAAATCAAAAGAAACAACCCAATCATGTCTTCCAATTTGTGGATCTTTTACATATGCTCCCGCATATGCATGATCTTTAAATTTTCTTTCTTTTTGTGGAATAACAATGTCATTTTGTCTTAAATAATTAAAGGTGAGAATATCCCACATTCTTACTTGTTTAAACACATCATCATAATTTGTTTTTCCATCATAAGCAAGAACGACAGCCTGTTCAACTAATTTCTTTTTTTCCTCAATCTGTTCAATCAATTCTACATCTTTAATATTATAATCAATAAACTTTTGATGATCAAGTTTATAAAGTTGATGTAATGTATCATATTCTGAATAATCTAATTTAGCCTCTCCCAATTCAACATTAGCAATATGATCAAGTCTATAAGATTCTTGATTGACTAAGGTAAATTTTTTGTATAAATCCAAATAATCAAGTACTGAAATGCCAGTTAGATTATATGTCTGGTTATATTTTCCTCCAAGACCCATAACTTTTGATTCTCTAACAAAGTTCCAGGGCGATAATTGTTTTATATATTTTTCACCAAACAAATTTACAAGTCTATTCACAATATATGTAATATCAAAAAACTTAATATTCCATCCAGTTATAATATCAGGAGATATTCTTTTCCAATGTTCTACAAATGCATAAATTAATTCTTTCTCTGATTCACATTTAACATACTCAATATCTTCTCTTGTATTATTATAATCTCCACAACCAATTACAACAAAATCTTTTCCACATTTCATTGATATTGCGGTGATCTCTTCTTTTGCCTCTTCCGGTTTTGGGAATCCATGTTCAGAAGCAACCTCAATATCAATATACATTAATTTAATTTGATTAAAATCATATGCAATTGTTTTAGGATATTCATCAGAAAGATGACAATACATCCAACTAGTATATCCGTAGATTTCAAAATTTTCTACAGTATCATACTTATTCATAAACTCTTTGGCATCAGCAATGTTTCCAAATTTCATTTTGGATACTGATTTCCCACTAAGAGTTTTATATTTTGATTTTTCTTTTGAAGGGATAAAAAGTGTTGGGGCGTATTCTATCTTATTTTTAAATGGTTCTCCATTCTCAATACCACGCTCAAGAACAAAGTTTCCATACTGTGAAACATTTGTATAAAATTTCATTTATGTTTTTTATGTGTATTTCTAGTGTACATAATATATTATATCAAATAGAAGACTCTTTGTCAAGACAATAAAATCTTTTTAGATTCCCATAAGGCCTTTGACATATTTTACTTTTCCTTTTTGCTTTAAGGCTGTTAAACAATTCCCTCGATTTGATCCATCTCTTTTATAAGAACAATGTATCCATCCTGAATTAGGATCTACACCATTATAAAATTCAAGAATTAATTGATCAAATTCTAGATTATCTGCTATCCATTTAGCAAGTTTTGGATTAGAAATTTGATAACTTTCAAAATCAGCAGCTTCTCCATTGCAATGCTGACTCGTTTTAGACCCACCCACTTTTGAATTGAGTGTAGGAGAACGATATCCAGAATTTAAAGTAATAACTCCGTGAACTTCTCTTATTGGTTGCAATACTGCATGAGCAAGTACTGATAAATTAATTAAATGTTCAGTAGTTGCCGGAGCATTATCAATTCCCAATCTTTCTGCTGTAGCACTTTTTATGAATTCATTTAAGTGAAAATTCTTACTTAGTCGTAAGTTTTCCATCATTGTCTCCTTTTTCGATTTCCTTTGGATATGGCAAAATAGTATAAGTTAATTTCTTTATTAGTTCCCTTTTACGTCTTTTATTTGCATTAAAGACAACATATCTAAACTTTAAAGATCTCTCTCTTCTATATATATTTTCTTCTCCAAACATCTCTATGAGCTTTTCTACTCTGTTCTTTTGTCCTCTAAATTTATCAGTAATACTTGCAGGATGTAAATCCAAACCTTTTATTGCAAGATCTGAAGTATGTCTTTTATTCATTCCTATGTAATGCCAATTCGATGATTGATAAACTGTGCCCAAATGGTTCATTGATGAATCGGCATAAGATATTATAATCTCTTTATCCAATTTTTTAATTGAATTTGAGATAAGAAAACTTTCTCCATTTTTAGGTACAGCATCGTCTATCCAGAGTCTTGTCAACTCATAGATATTATTCATTTCATCCGCACCACAAAGGGATTTGAGGATTGGATTATAGGCGGGAACTCCGTAGCAAACGACACCCTTTAATGTTCCTCCAAAGAACCCACCTTTTTCAAAAATGCCATAAGCCTTAGAACATGGGGCAACACGATGAAGATAATGATTTTTTATCACTATATCCAATGCTGCTCTTGTTTCTATGGGCTCGACTGTATAATCAGCCTTTGATAGCTTTTCTTGCTTTTCCGCCGATTGGGATCTCACGTGGTTTCTTGTAATCAGGGATGATTTGCTCCAAATGTATTGTTAACATACCATCAACAAGATCCGCATCTTTTATTTCAACATCATCAGCAATTGTCCAAGAACGTTTAAATGTTCTTGTTGCAATTCCTTGATGTACAAATTCATGGGATTCATTTACAGTTTGTTTCTCATTAGAAGAAACGGTTAATACACCATTCTCAACATGAACAGAAATATCATCTTTTGAAAAGCCTGCTACAGCCATTTCAATTAGATACTTATATCCATCTTTTTTGAGATTGTATGGGGGAAATCCACCACTATTGATTGAATGATGAACTGTACCAAGATCATCAAATAAACGATTAAATATTCCATCAAATCCGACAGAAACATTTAATGCTCTTTCTATATCTTGGGGTCGTGCGAATGGAAAATTCGCGAGTGCGCTAGTTGTTACCATATATCCTCCTTATAAAGCGAGGTTAATAAATTACCCACTCCATAGCACGTGGCAGTGGGTTTGAGTTATGAGGTTTTCACTATGAACAACCTCAGTCGCGCCAACCTTCTCCTTTTAAGAGATGTTCGCAGCGATGTTTAAAAACTATCCAGATTAATTCTATAAATGAATCCGCAACATAAGTGCCAGATCCTTTAACGGTTAGTTTAAATTCTTTTTTCATAATCTATTTATATCGCAAGTCCAGAAATTCCAGTAGAAGGGCCCTTAGAAGGTTCAGATTTTACATCTGTTGAACCAAACCCACCTTCTCTTTCAGTTTTTTGTCCTGGTGCTTCTTTTACTTCCGTGAGAGAATATTTATAATTTTTAATTAATTCTCCTTGAGCATATCTAGTATTATTAAAAATTTGTCTGGCGGTGTTATTTGCATTATACAATATTAAATAACATGGATCTACATAATCACTATCGACTACTCCTTCTCCATTTCCTAACAATAATCCATCTCTTAATGCAACACTAGATCTTATATGAATTCTCACAGAATGATCTTTTGGAATATCAAAAGTCAGCCCTGTAGGAACTAACATACGCTCTTGTGGGTATATTAGTACATATATATTGCCTTGTGAATCTCTTTTAGTTTGTCTTGCTTGTTTTGCTTCTTTATCATCTAACCATAAAGATATGTGTCCATCATCAAAATGTGAATATATGTCAAAGCACGCAGAACCAGTAGTTCCAAATTCTGGACTTAAAATATTTTCAGACTCTTTATAGTATTTCAGACTCGGTATTGCCATCTTCACTCCTTCGCTTATTTCCAATATTATATTTTGGCATCAATGACCATTGATCCTTTTCCTTATAAGAAATTATTCTTAATTGATTCAATGATACTTTATCATCTTTTATTTTATCTACATCAACAATTTCTAATAATTCCCATTCTTCTAATAAACAAGCGATAGTATTTCTTCTCGCTTTATCATTTTCGGAAAAATTCGAAGGTTTACCATCTAAAGAAAATAATTCCTTAAAATGGACAATGTAGTACTTTCCTTGTTTATGGAGGATGTGACAAGATTGATAGAGGATTTTCTCTTTTTTCGACGCTATACCTATTCTGGTTAACGTCTCTTTAACTTTTAAGAAATCGTCCGGATTCGCCAATTCAATCTCAATTAAATCCTCGACAGTATTAAACATTATGACTCCCAATAGTATAGTAATTATATGAAATTATTTATAATTTACTTACTTTTGGTAGTTCCACCCTGTTCAAATGCTTGTTTTATTTCATTGTATTGTTTATCAGATATTATATCAGATGCATCTTTTGCCTTCTGATTAGAATAATTAAAATATTGTTTTATTGTTTCTATTCTTTCTAATTTTTCTGATTTAGCCCATTTTGAAAATCTTTTCTTTTTTCTAATAGAATATAATAAATAATCATTCTGC